TCATTTCAATTCATCAAGCCTGTAACTACTTCCGTCTATAAATATCGAAGTACCAACAGTTGTAAACGTAGCCTTCTCCCTCACCATTCCACCGAGAGAGTTTTTAGCCCCATAATCCAGTTCCCAATTTACTGTGAAATCTCCATCCTTTGTGTATTTTTCGCTGTACACCTTGAAAGATTCAGGGTCTTTTAAGGTATAATCGAAATATGCTTTATACACTTTCCTCCCTTTATAAACAGCTTCATCGCAGGAACTCATACAGAATAGTGCTGACAAGCCTATTATGGTAAATAGAATCTTCTTCATAATCTTATATATTTAGTTTGTTCTTTAATTCGTTGAATAAATCGGGATTTTCAAGCTCTCCCCAATGGTATTTCTTATATCTGTCCCGGTCGAAGCTGTCTTTTTTCTCATAAACAATCAGGTAATCCTTATCACATAAAACAATCACAGAAGAATTAAGTAATCGGGCGTATGAGCGCGCTTGCAAATATGCTTCTTCTCTTTCCTTGTTATTCCTCATACACAGCTTGGCTTCAATCAACACTTTTGCCCTTTCCTCATTTGGTTTATTGCCATAATGTAACGCATAATCTGGGAATATCCTATGTCCTCTCCCTGCTTGGATTGGTAACTGCCGAATGAAGTCTTTGTTCTCATACCATCCCATAGAGTTAAGCAATGGTTCCAGCAATTGTTGTTCTACATCATGTTCGTACTCTATAATTACGTCTTTGGGCAAGGTTGGGGCATACAATTTTGGCAAAACCTCTATATCAAATCCTTTTGTTTTTATCATCCGAAGTAACTCTGAATAGTTCTCACTGTTAACCGACCAACCATTTACTCCCTGAAAGTTTTTTCTAACAAGTGGGTGTTTGAAAAAATATTCATCAGTTTGTAGTTCTTTCAAAGTAATGTGAGGAATATTTATTCTATTCCCAATATAGATACACCCGTAATATCGGAATAGAGGGTCTATTACGCCATCCGTAAGCGATATCTCTATGCAAGTGATTGCACTGATTGGGGACGTTTCGTAATGAACAAGAATATCCCCTTTCTTTGTTTCAGGGCTTGACTGCCAGAATTTCGATTCTAAGGATTTATCTTCTTGGTATAACCTGCCGCCAATGAACCAGACTTGTGACGGTTTGGGCATGTCTATTTTCTCGCTTGGGAGATTATTGGGTGCGAAGTCGTATAGGAAAGACCATAGATCTGCTGGAGATAGTCCATTTTCTTTTCTGAACAAATAAAACACCTCGCAAAGTTCCCAATAATACATGCACCTTCCTTTGTAATCAGTTCTTTTGGGAATATTGGGGAGGTCTATGTTAAAGAAATCCGCTATTTTATTCAGCTCGAATATTCGGCAAAGGAACAGGTACGGAAAGAAATATTCTGGGGCGAACTGTGATAAGACATAGGACATCGGCTGGATAATCCCAAGCATATTCTTGAAGTCGTTAGCAGGAAGCCATTGTTGCCCTTCTACCCTTATGCCTAATGTGATAAGTGAAATGTATAAATCTTTTGCTTCTTCCAATAAGCTGGGATGGTCATAATCTGATACACCGTAGCAATATATATTCTCCAACCAATCGTTATATAAATCTTCTGGTATGAAATTAGCGTACGGACAATAATCCTTGAATAAAACATATCCTCCCGCATCGGAAAAGTATTTTATCATCTCTATTCCGATTGTGGTCTGTTTATATAGGTCCCATGTGTATTGGTTGAAACTCATGGCGTTTATTTCATCGTATTCATCCTAATGCTTAGTTTTACTAAAGCTAGTGCCTTAACTGATGCCAAAGGAAAATCTTTGGGTTGATGGTGCTGATTGTAACTTACCAACTTAATCCAATCACCTCCTTTTTCAGATTGATTTATGTATTTTACAGTTAGATATTCTTCACCTTCTACATCTATTGAAACCAAATACATTTCCCCATAAAAAATGTGTTGGATTTCTACGGGAACTTCTTTATAAGCTATAATATCTCCCGATTTCAATAAAGGATACATAGAATCTCCTTTGACATATACAGCACCGTCACATTTCGGTATGTTGGGGATACTTATCTTTCCTAGTATGTTTTGGTCTTTGTTCACCAAAAGAGATTTCAAATTTGCGGCAGCCTCAATGTCATATAGATTAATTATGCCTTCTTCATCTATCCTTTCTATATATTTAGGCTTATTGATAATCGTAACATCTCCTAGTTCAATCTCATCAGCCATTGCCTGTTGGACAAGATCGCCTAGAGACATATCCAAGGCTTTAGATATGATTATCAATTCTGATAGTCTTCTTTTAGATAAATCATCATATCTACCTATATTGGTAGATTCTATGCCTAACGCATCAGCTATTACTTTATTTGTAATACCTTGATTTCTAATTATTTGTCTTAATGTTATCATTTTAGATTAATCAAATTAGATATTATTAACACAAATAATAATCAAAAATGATATACTATATCAAAATTGATAGTATATTTGCATTATCAAATTAAACTGATACAAAGAAACGAAGATTAATTCAGATTTCAAATAGTATAAACATATTAAAATACACGATTATGAGAACAAGAGAATTTTTACACGAAGTAATGAGCCTTGCTTGGCAGTTCGTTAAGCGTAATGGCTACACCATGAGCGAAGCAATGAAGGTCGCTTGGGCTAATTTGAAACTGAAAGGTGAGATGAAGAAGAAGATAGTGAAGTTCTACTTCAAAAAAGTGGACGGTTCTGTTCGTGAGGCATACGGTACACTAAATGAAAAGCTGATGCCTGCCATCACTGGTACTGACAATAGAAAGAAGAATGATACCGTCCAGACTTACTATGATACTGAACGCCAAGAATTCAGATGCTTCAAAAAAGCTAATCTGATGTCAATCGCATAAAAGATATGGATATGAATGCTTACACGATTAACCAGCAGTTGGATAGCCTTTATAAAGATTTAGAGGCAGCTCACAACAACGATGAAAGGACTGTTTGCCTGATGTTCAATGCTGATAGCAAAAAAGAAGCTATCCAGTTGATAACGGATGAGATAGACAGTTTGGAAGATGCCTTAAAAGGTTTTGAGACTTGTGAAGATGATGGTATGGATTACGATGCTCTATGCCGGGTACAAGGTATCAGCCGATACGCATAATACACGATTATGCAATGCACGACAGCCCTACGGACGGATTGAACGGCAACCGATAGCGAGAATCGGGTAGGGTACTATTGATTGGTTCTTTGACATATTGATACGATAAAAAGATATATTTCTGCGAAGGCACGTAAGCGAAGCCAGTGATGGTGGATAGTGGTGGGTGCAAGTGGAACGGAATTGACACCGATAGCAACCGAGGATAAGCCGACAATGGGCGAATGGTTGTATATGTCTGATGGTGGTAAAGCCACGAAGTTGAAATGATTTTTACTTTCAGCACGCCAATTTGTCTTTAGCGTGGTGAGTAGCTTGGTTAGGCACAAGTATCGCTGAAAGGTCTTATAGTCTGTACTGAACTGAAATAAGGTTCTGCTATTCGATTAGGGTACAGATACTTATTTAAATTTATACGATTATGAAAACAATCCAATTCGTTTTATCTATATTGGTTAGTATATGTGCTGCCGGTATGCTTTACGGGGCTATTACTACTTACAGTCCTATGAAAATATTCTCTATCACTATAATGAGTGTTATATGTGTAGGGTGTGTGTCGCTCATGAGAATAACTTATAGAGAACTTAAAACAGACCGCTAAAAGGTAGTCCTATAATCCGGCACAAGGCGCATGGGGATGAGTGCACAATCACCTTGTAAACCAGCTGGGCGGTAATTTATGAAGTAGCATTGTTGGAATGCGTGTAAGCGATTAATTGTTGGTATTAACTTATATTCTAATTTATATATTCATTTAGCTTACAAGAAGTAGGTTCGACTCCTACCTTTTTAACGACATTTTAAATTTATACGGTTATGACAGTGGAAGAATTAAGAGGCATGACGCATGAAGATTTAGTAAGGCGTGTGCAGGAACTGGAAGAGGCTAACGAGAAATTAGCTGAAGAGAAAAATACATGGTATAAATCTTGGAGTGATTTGAACCGGAAGTTTGATCATTTCAAGAACGCGGTTAAAAGCATTGTTCTGATAATAGATTAGATATTCGTGTTTTATATTGTGTTTGTACTGGGTGTGCCGTCCGTGAGGATAGTGCACCTTTTTTAATCGGATGGTTAGCTTATCGGTTAGAGCTTCGTGTTGCGCAAACAATTGGCACGATTGAGAGGGGTTCGATTCCCTTACCATCCACGAATCATTAATTAAATTTTACTCTTATGGCAAAAGAACTGAAAGAAAGAACAGAAATCAAGAAAAAGCTGAAAAAGAAGAATGACAGAATCAGCTTTGACTTTAGCGACAAACTTGCCGGACAGCTTCGCAGGTGTACCGCTGATCTTAACAGGCTGGCAAGGATTGATCGGATAATAGACAAGAAGCAAACTTTGTATTCGGTGGACACTAACAGGGAAGCCGGATATATTGAGGTTATTCGCAATTATTAATCAGCTGACTTACACGATTATGAAGAGAGTTTTTAATGAACTTACACCTGAATGCGAGATTACGGCACGAATGTATGCACAAGGGTATGAGAAAAAAGAAATTGCAAACCTCAAATGCCGAGCGGTCAGCACGATAAACAACCAACTGCAAAGAGCTTTTGAGATTTTGAACGTAAGGAACGGCAGAGAACTGGCAACCATGCTATATGAGAGAATAGCTGGTATGAAGTTCACGATGGACTTTTCACCTACTATTAGGTCGGCTGTTGCTTTCTGCCTGTTGTGCATCTTTTCTTTTTCGCTCTATCACGAACAGGGCGATATGAGAAGGGGACGAAGAACGAGAGTTGAACGAATTGAAAGAACTGGACGGTATGGAGGTAAGACTTGAATTATTTGAATTTAAAAATATCTGCATGGACATGGCGGAGCTTGGTGCAGCTGCCAGTGAGAAGAAACGGTCTCCTGTATCTGATGAAATCAAGCAAAGAGAAGCGTTCAGATGGTTAAAGACACTTGGGTATGAACCTAACTTTTTGGAAAAGTTAGAGAAAGAAGGATTGGTGCATAAGAAAAGAAAAGGCTCATCCAGAAATTCTCCTATCATATATTCCAAGTTCGAGATACAATCCGCTATTAATGCTTTTAAAATGAGTAAATATCTGAACAAATAACCCTATAAAATTTACGATTATGTCACTGATTAAGAAAAGTAATGAATTAGTTATCCCGACCACCGTGAAGATGATGATTTACGGTCAAGCCGGAATGGGAAAGAGTACGGTAGCATTGAGCGCACCGAAACCGCTGCTGTTGGACTTCGATAACGGCGTGAAGCGCATGAACATGGCGCACTTGGAGAATATAGACACGGTACAGGTCACTTCATGGAGCGATGTTCAGCAAGTTCTTCAAGAGGACTTGTCCGCTTATCAGACCATTGTAGTAGATACCATCGGCAAGATGATGGACTTCATCATTACTCACAAGTGTGGAACCCGCCAGCCGTCCATCCGTGATTGGAGCGGTATCAATGCAGAGTTTTCATGGATGACACGAACACTTTCGGGGCTTAACAAGCACATCATTTTCGTTGCCCATCGCGACACAAGAAAAGAAGGTGATGATACGGTGTTTATCCCTGCCTTGCGTGAAAAATCCTACAACTCTATCGTTACTGAACTGGATTTGCTCGGTTATCTTGAAATGAAAAGCGAAAGAGGCGTCCAAAGACGTACTATCACTTTTGACCCAACTTCAAGAAATGACGGTAAGAATACTTGCAATCTTCCTTCAGTGATGGAAGTTCCTACCATCCTTGACAAGAATGGTAATCCAACCGCAAAGAACGACTTTATCACCGCCAAGATAATCAATTCGTATTTGGGTATGCTTGCTGCCAAGAAAGAGGCACAGGAAAAGTATGATAAAGTTATTGAAGAGATAAAAGAACAGATCGAACTTATTACGGATGCGGAATCTGCCAATAATTTTATCGCGCAAATAGATAACTTTGAGCACGTTGGTTCTTCAAAGCAAATGGCGGCAAAGTTGGTAGCTAACAAAGCGAAGTCTTTGAATCTGAAACTTAATTCAGAAAAGAAATATGAACCAGCAGCCTAAATATCGTATTTACGCAACGCTTCTTGATGCCTTTGGGGCATATCTGAATAGTGATGTGATTTGGGATAAGTACTGGGGGTGGTCAGAAAATCCACCCCATACTCCCGAAGAATTTCACGAACAACAGTTTCAAGAACTGATAGACCGGATTAACCGCAAGCCATTCGATAGCGAAGCGGCAGACCGTGGTACGGCTTTCAATGAAATCATTGATTGTATGATTGAGAACCGTAAATCTTCTATAATGGAAATTAGCAAGGCATATCACGATGACGGAAAACTTTACGGGATAAAAGCTGTTTACAACAATCGCACTTTCACTTTTCACATTGACCTTTGCCGCGAGTTTGCCAACTACTACAAAGGAGCATTAACCCAACAAAGAGTAGAAGCCATCTTGCCTACTGCATACGGTAGTGTATTGGTTTATGGTCTGATTGACGAACTGATGCCTACCAGTGTTCACGACATCAAAACAACCGGTAGTTATACCGTGGGAAAGTTCAAAGATCACCACCAGCATTTAGTTTATCCTTATGCTCTTATGCAGAATGGGTCTGATGTACGGATATTTGAGTATAACATTGTAGAGTTCAACAAAGGCGGTTATGTGGTAGATACCTATACAGAAACATACGTTTTCAATCCTGAACGTGATATTCCTATTCTTACTAATCATTGTGAGGAGTTTATCCGGTTCTTGGAAGAAAACAGAGAACTTATAACCGATAAAAAGATTTTTGGAGGAGAAAATTAATGGCAAACCAAATAACCGGACGGATAATCGAAATTGGACAAACCGTTCAAATACCATCCAAAAACGGTGGTTCCTCATTTACAAAACGGGAGTTTATTTTAGATGCTACTACTTACGACCCTTATACGGGAGAGCGTAGCGAGTATGAAAACATTATTCCCTTAGAGTTTTCAGGCGATAAGTGTGCAGAACTTGACCGCTTTAATCAGGGTGATGTTGTTACTGTATCATTTGTCTTACAAGGTCGTTCGTGGACGAACTTGGATGGAGAACTTAAACGTATGGCATCCATTCGATGTTATAAGATAGAGGCACGTGGTGGTGTATCACAACCTCCCCAAACTGCACCTGCACAACAGCCTGTTCAGCAGCCGACGCCACAGTCTACCTATCAACAACTGCCGGATTTTCCGCCTCCTGTTGATGCGAATGGTAATCCCAAGGACGATTTGCCATTTTAGCGTATGATTTTCGACTTGAAGAATGAATATATGGAAGAAATTTGGAAAGATGTAAAAGGATATGAAGAGTTATACCAAGTGTCTAATTATGGTCAGATACGTTCAGTTGATAGAACTGTTGGATATAGGTATAAAGGAAAACAAAGGATATACAAAGGTCGTATGTTAAAGCAAGTTGTAAGAAATGGATATTTATCTGTAAGTTTATCGAAAGAAAATAAACTAAAACAGAAAAATATTCATCGACTTGTTGCCGAAGCCTTTCTACCTAATCCATTTAATTTACCTGTAATTAATCATATAGATGAAAATAAGAAGAATAATATGGTTTCTAATTTGGAATGGTGCTCTTGTGCCTATAATACAAATTATGGTAGCGGTAGAAAGAAACAAGCAGAATCTCAACAGAAGGTAGTATTGCAGTATGATAGGAGTGGAAATTTATTAAATCAGTATCCATCTGCAACGATTGCGGCATTAAAAAATGGCTATAATCTTAAAACTATATCTCAATGTTGTCGAGGACATATTAAAAGTGCATATAATTATATATGGAGGTATAAATATGATATTTAACCTAAATAATTCTTTTGAACATGATAGGTTTAAAGAGTATGTAAATCAATTATATAAGCAAAAGGCTATTGTGGAAGTGAAAAAGAAACTACCTAACCGCACGCTTGCCCAAAACAGCTACTTGCATCTTCTTTTAGGGTATTTCGGTAGTGAGTACGGTTGCAGTCTCGACGAAGCAAAAATTGATTTTTATAAGAGGACTTGCAACCGTGATTTGTTTGAACGTAAGATGGTCAACAAGAAAGGCAATGAAGTAACCTATTTGCGCAGTTCTGCCGAACTGACAACAGGTGAAATGACTTTGAGTATTGACCGTTTCCGTAATTGGAGTGCATCAGTGGCAGGTATCTATCTGCCGGCTGCAAATGAACATCAAATGCTGATATACGCCCAGCTGGAAATACAAAGAAATCAAGAATTTATTTAGTTATGATAGAAACAAGAAAAACAGAAATCCGGTATGTGACATCTGACCCAAAGAAGATGCTCAACATGTACCTTGCAAAACGTGTCCTCAAAACATGGGAGGAATCTTTCATTGATGAAGATACCGGTGAAACAGTAACGATTGAACGGAATGAAATTCTTTTCGACCGTGGTACGCTGATAGACCAAGACATTTTGGCGAAAATTCGTTTCAGCATGGAAGCTGACGGTATCAGGGAAGTGGAAGTCAGCAATCAGAACCGTTTGGCGTTCGAGAATGAAAATAATGTGTTATATCCGCATATTGCCCAAGCGGAAATAGGAGGTAAGAAAAGCAAGTTCCTGCTTTACGCAACAGGGTTGGAGAATGCTTGCCTTATCTTGAAAGACTATATCGAACTAAACTATTTGTTCGGATTCACTCTGACTATGGTAAAAGAGTTCGATTCCTGTGTAATTCTCACCGATACTTTGAAAGAACGCAAGGTGGACGACGCTTCGATAGCCTACCTCAAAGAAGAGATTACTACAGAAGAATATCTTGATAAGATGGATGAAGAGAATCAGGAAGATGAAGAATCCAAGCCTGACGAAAGGAAGTTCTACCAAATTGAGACGAAAATTACCTTCATGAATGGAGAAAATGAAGATGAAAGAGTTCAAACTTTTGTCGTGAACACTTTTAACGTTGATAGGGCGATGATGCTTATTACTCACTACCTCAAAAATAAAGAGGAAGAATGTGAGAAACAAGCCAAAGAAAAGGGACATGAGTTCAGAAAGAGGGAAATACATACAGCCATTGAATCAGCCAAACCTATCCCGGTCGGGCGGTTTATTCCGAAAGAGTTTTCAATGGCTTATATGGAATAACTTTGTTAACCTGCCTTCCCGGTCTGTGAAGATAGGGCGGGCGAACATGGTGGTATGGCGGAACAACGAGAGACGCTATTAAGCAGTAGATTGATGCTCTAAGCTGAGGATTATAGGAAATGATAATTGGGGAAGGTTGGCGAAAAAGAGACCAGCATATCAGGTAAACGAAGCATTCGATGGTTATTAATCAATCGGTGACGGATACCAAAACCTACAACAGCGAGCCTTATTCATAGTAGGCGATAAAAGATGCAAGTGAGCAGCATAACAATCATGCAGGTGCAAGTCCTGCTACCACCACATAAATGTGAGCCACACATAAATGGCATGGGTTAATAAATAATGGTTGTGCCCCGGAGAATGCGCTTCGGGACTTTAATAAAAAACAACATGGAAACTTGGCAAGAAGTGACAGATTTAAAGACGAGCATCATAAGACACTTTCAAGAAGAAGTAGGTGCTTCGTATGATTTTAGAGATATTATAGACAATCTGGATGACGATGAGGTTCTGGATTCTATCATAAGTTGGGCAGAAAGCAACAACGTTTTAATTTTAAAAGATAAGATATGCCATACTACATAAAACGAAAGGCTAAGAAGAAAAACAAGCCTTCACCTCTGTTTGATAAAGCAGGGGTAACAGTAAAGAAGAAGCCGGATTTGAAAGCTAAGCTCGACAAGGAGTTTTCCCTTTTTATCCGGCTTCGTGATGCAATGCCAAACGGGTATTTTAGATGTATCTCGTGCGGACAGATAAAGCCATTTGTGCAAGCTGATTGCGGCCATTATTTCAGCCGCACGCATCTGGCCACACGGTTTGATGAAGATAATTGCCATGCCGAATGTAGGCACTGCAACCGTTTCAAAGCCGACCATTTGGAGGGCTATCGGGTAAATCTGATAGCTAAGATAGGTCAGCAGAAATTTGACTTGCTGAAAGTGAAAGCTGCATCAAATACCAAGATGTCAGATTTTGAGTACGAGCAGCTAATCAAGTATTACAAGGCACTGAATAAGAAACTTAGAAAGGAGAAAGGGTTATGAGAACAATTAAATTTAGAGGTAAACGCATAAAGGACGGTAAATGGATATATGGAAATATTGCCAATTATTCTTCTAACTTTTGCTCGTTAAACATTAACAAACTTGTAATCTTTGAGAATATAGCAAGTTTTACAACAGATAACTTCGGATTTGTTGTGAATGATTGTGAAGTTGCCGACAACACAGTCGGGCAGTTTACAGGACTGATTGATAGGAACGGCAAAGAGATTTATGAGGGTGATATTGTGCAGCTTGACTATATTACAACGAGTGGAAAACACCGCATAGGACTTTCATTTGAGGTTAAATGGTGTACCCAAGAAGGATGCTGGGTCGGATGGGATGGCTTTGTAGAAAACACTCTTCAACAGACACGCAAAATGTTTGTAGTTAAAGGTAATATCCATGACAATCCCGAACTATTGAAAGGAGAAGCAGAATGACTTACCAACTACGTGATTACCAACAGAAAGCCTCTGATGCTGCCGTTTCTTTCTTCAATAACAAGGCGAAGAAAACGAATGCTATCATGGTCTTGCCTACGGGTTCGGGAAAGAGCCTTATCATAGCGGATATATCTGCAAGGCTTGACGGGCATACTTTAGTGTTCCAGCCCTCAAAGGAAATACTCGAGCAAAACTTCAAGAAGCTCTGCTCATACGGCATTCTTGATTGCAGCATCTATTCGGCTTCCTTTAATTCAAAGGAGATAAGCCGAATAACATTCGCCACCATCGGCAGTGTGAAGAATCACCCCGAACTCTTTACCCACTTCAAAAACATCATCGTTGATGAGTGCCATTTGGTAAACCCCAAAGAGGGAATGTACAAGGACTTCTTCGATGCGGTGAAGTGCAAAGTGCTTGGACTCACAGCAACTCCTTATAGATTGTCCTCTTCACGTGACTTCGGTTCTATGTTGAAGTTTATCACACGGACGAAACCTCATGTCTTTTCAGAGGTCATTTATCATGTACAGGTATCAACCCTATTAGATATGGGTTATCTGGCGAAGTTGGATTACTATTCAATGAATCCTTCAGGGTGGAATGAACTTAACTTGAAAGTAAATACTACTGGTGCCGACTATACGGATAAGTCAGTTCAAAAAGAATATGAACGGATAGACTTCTACGGTTATCTCGTTCATATCGTCCAAAGGCTGATGAATCCCAAAGCCGGAGGAAAACGGAAGGGTATTTTGGTCTTTACCCGTTTTTTGAAAGAAGCGGAACGGTTAACGATGTCAATACCCGGTTGCGCTATCGTTTCAGGTGATACTCCTAAGAAAGAACGTGAACATATTCTTGAGGCGTTCAAAGCTGGTGAAATTCCGGTAGTAGCTAATGTGGGTGTACTTACGACTGGCTTTGACTATCCGGAACTTGATACGGTCGTTATGGCACGTCCTACAATGTCACTTGCCATGTGGTATCAGATAGTCGGTCGTGCCATCCGCCCGCATCCTTCTAAAGAATGTGGATGGATTGTGGATTTATGCGGTAACATCAAACGTTTCGGAGAGGTGTCGGATTTACGGTTGTTTGATAGCGGTAATGGTAAGTGGGCTGTATTTTCTAACGGAAGGCAATTAACTAACGTGAGATTCTAAGACTATGGACGAAGGATTTTTGAGGCTAAGCCGCAGGTTTTTCTCGAATGAAATGTGGAATGAAGCCCGTACTTTTAGCAGTTGCGAAGCGTGGTTAGACTTAATTCAGTCTGCACGATTTGAGGCAACGCCCCGAAAGGAGAGTATCGGAGGTCGAGAAATCTCTTATTCAAGAGGTCAATATCCTGCATCTATAAGATTTCTGTCACAGCGTTGGAAATGGTCTGAAAAGAAGGTGCGTTCCTTTCTTGTGCATCTTAGAAAGAAAGGTATGATAACTGTTGAGTGCAATCAAGGAATGAACCTTATAACCTTATGTAAATATGAAGAATATAATCCAATGGGCACAACCAAGGGCACAAGTAAGGACACAGGTATTGAAAAGGAAATCAATGAATTAAGACACGAATGGGCACAACTAAGGGCACAACTTGGGGCACAGCCCATGAACAACAATCTACCGCAATCCGAACTTTTACAAAAATCAGGGCACACAGAGGGCACAAATACAAAGAAAGAAGAAAGAGAGTATATAGATATATCTCTACATCAAAAGAAAGAAAATACTCCTGACGGAGTATCAAAGAAAGCCAAGCTTTCTTCGCCCTCCCCCTCTGAAAAGATTGATTACAGCGGATTGATGGAATACTATAATACCACATTCAAAGACAGACTCCAGCAGATAAGATCAATGACTGATGTGAGAAAAAAGGCTGTAAAAGCCCGGATAGCCCAATATGGGAAAGAGTCAGTGAGGAGTGTTTTCAATCTCATTCTTCAATCCCCGTTCTTACTTGGAGCTAATGACCGCAATTGGAAATGCGACTTTGATTGGATTTTCAAACAAGCAAACTTTACTAAAATATTGGAAGGAAACTATAATGGAACAAGACTTAGTAAAAATCAACAGGATAGCGAGCAGCGAAAACGTGATTCAGTTCTTGCAGTCGCTACAACCGTTAGAGAAGCTGCCGCAAAAAAGAGAAAGGAACTTGAAGCAGAGGGCGTTATTGAATAAATATCCCGATCCTGCACAATTCATTCTTGATTACAACCCTGATTTGCAGTTCAAACTTGTCAGATGTAATGCAACCCATTCAGAACTGGCGTTGAATGACAGCATTCCGAGTTTAGGGCTATTGTCTTCTACTTATGGGGATGAAACACCGATAGAATGGCTAAAGATACAATTTGGCTCATTGAATGACTTTGCAGAAGTTTCAACCAAGATAGCGAAAGAGCAACTTTCTGAACTATCGGAGATATTCCTTTCGGAGTATTATTATATAAATGCCGCTGAAATCTGTTTTTTCATAGCACGGTTTAAGTCAGGGAAGTATGGGCGGTTCTACGGTTCAATAGATCCATTGAAAATAACAAGTGCGATGCTGGACTACGTTTCTGAACGTCGGAAAGATATTGAACGGAAAGAGCGTGAACGATACAGAAACCAACGTGAAGAAGAGATAGAGGAGCGTGGAGATAACAGAATCTCTTATGCTGAGTACATTGAAATCAAGCACCGTGCTGATGCAGGAGATGAGGAAGCTAGAAAAATGCTGATATCACCATGAGAATAACCGTTTACTGGGTAACAAGAAATCCGGATGTTATCGTAAGAATCCGGAAAAAGTTCAATATCCCAAGTTATACTTCCGTGAACTACGAAACAGAATGTGAAATCAAGAATGAAGACTTTCCACTGTTAGAAGAAACAGAACGAAGGGGATTCATTCGAATTAGAAATAAGAATACACGATCATGCAAGGAACAGACAAACTGAATACGATAACCAACATCGTATTTGTCCTCACGGACGTTTTAGAAACCAACCTCCTAGAAATGCAGCAGCAATACAAGAAGGAAGGCTTTGAATTGCGGCACGATTCAAAAAGAAACTTCAACACAGCCATAGCCGCGATAAAGAGATTGAAAAGTGATGTGAATCATTGCAGCGAATCCACTCAGGAAAACTTCGGCAATGATTCTGACATGGTGAACGCCATGTTGCTCACACTGATTGACAGATGCGGTGATGATGACAACCTCGCTTATAAGATGTACGAATACATTAAATCTTTCCCGTCCAAACTGAATCTAGACTTGGATTTGGATAATGTGTTCAGCCACCTGTTTAGAAAGGAGAAATCAACAAAAGAATAGCATAATGAAAGATTATATAGAATTTTTGAAAGACAAGATGGCAATCAGCCATCAGACTGGGTTTGAAGTCAGACCGGAAGAAATTTCCCCGTATTTATACCCTCATGTGAAAGATACAGTACGTTGGGCTATTTCCGGCGGTTGCAGGGCGATATTCTCCAGCTTCGGTATGCAGAAAACCGTAACCCAGTTGGAGATACTGCGGGTGATCCTGAACCGCACAGGAGGCAAAGGGTTGATAGTTTGCCCCAAGCGTGTAGTAGTGGAGTTCCTGACACAGGCCGAAAAGCATCTGGGTATGAAAGTGACCTATGTACGTACTATGCAGGAGGTGAAGCAATGTCCGACCAAT